CCTAAGGCTGACCCCCTCGATCCAAGGACCACCAAGGCTGGGGTGAGGAAGAGGTTTGCAATAAAACCGCCTGACGCAAATGCACGGACCTTAAAGAGGTTTGAGCAGTTCGTGTTTCGTTGGGTCCGCGACAATTTGACTCCACTTGTCTGCGATGCGGATGTGTCGGTAGAGCATTGGCTCGCCCACACCGATTACCCTGACTGGCGCCGAAAAGAGCTACGCGTTCAGTGGGATGGCGTTGGAAGCATATGGGACCCCGATAAGGCCCATCGATACTTCCGATGCAGTTCTTTCATGAAAGATGAGTCATATCCGACCTACAAGCACCCCCGAGCTATCAATTCTCGGTCTGATGAGTTTAAGTGTGCTGTTGGTCCCATCTTTAAGCTAATAGAGGAGGAGGTATATAAGTTGCCTGCCTTTATAAAGCACGTCCCTGTAGCCGATAGACCAGATTATATAATGGGTCTACTACATCGTGAAGGAGCTAAATATCTCGCAACTGATTATACGGCTTTTGAGTCGTTATTTGTCGAGAAGTTGATGACCGCCTGCGAATTTCAGCTATATTCGTACATGACACAGTTCCTGCCAGATGGAGCTAATTTCATGCGCCTTGTTCGAGAGGTGTTGGGCGGCGAAAATTTGTGTGTCTTTAAACACTTCCGTGTTAGCCTGAAAGCAACACGGATGTCAGGGGAGATGTGCACCTCACTGGGCAATGGGTTTTCAAACCTTATGTTCATGTTGTTCACCTGTGCTGAAGCCGGGTGTACTGAGGTTATCGGCGTGGTTGAAGGGGACGATGGTCTCTTTACCATGATTGGGAACCCCCCCAAGGAAGAGGACTTTGCCAAGTTAGGCTTAGTTATAAAAGCAGTGGAACATGACACGATTTCAACTGCTTCCTTTTGTGGCATAGTATTTGACCCAGATGATAGGATCAATGTCACAGATCCGGCGAAGGTTCTATCGAACTTCGGCTGGACCCAGCGAACCCACAATAGATGCCGTCAGTTCAAATTGGACGGCTTGTTGCGCTGTAAGGCACTTTCGTACGCATTTCAATACCCTGGCTGTCCTATTATACAGGAGCTTGCATCATATG